TATCGTACCAAGATTACCTTGTACTTGTCCGTGTGGCTTTGTCTAACAACTTTACGTTGAAAGTCTTAGCTGCACCTGGAGAAGCCAAACCGACCGTCCCTGAACCTAACGGCTCTACATCTTCTGACCCTAACTCTCAAAATTCCCCCCCTTTAACCGATCCTGCAACTAATGATATCCTAATGGACTTCTTCTTCCCGAAAGGGACGAAGAAGGTTGCAGTGTCACGCCGTAGAGGACATACATTACGTACGTTGCTTACCTCCCCACTTACCAGATTTACTGATAGTGAGACCGGTGAAGCAGGAACTCTGATGGTTAAACTGACTGATGGAAACATCATTCAGTGGCTCACCATGTGGCATAATCGCCTACATTGGTGGAGCCGGTCAACTGTCCCTGGTATCGTAACTTCTGCTGAAGTAAGTACCTTCGCTATTTACCTGAAAGGTCTCTTTTTAAGACACGGAATCAACCATATAATTCAGAGATTAAAAATCTCTTTATTTGTGGTCAATGCCTATCTTGGTGGACGTCGGATGACTTCCACCCAAGACCTAGGGTTTCGAATCCGCTTATCTAATGGCCTTCCGGCTTTCCTACCAACGTTGGTCAGAAAAGGAATCCGTAATGGAAACCGTCACTACATCCATATTTGGACTAGTGTTCTGAACTCATACAAAGGTTTAAAAGGAACATGGGTTGAACCCAGATTAGATGAGGGAACGATAGCTCAAGCACCTCCACACTTGGAGACGCCTCTGCTCTATCAATTCGGAATTTTCTGTAGACTCTTTTGGCGTCTAGTACGAGTTAGATATCGTCCACGTCCACTGTCATTTCACGTTGCGCAGCCGTTCTTTACAACTAAAGCCGGACCCAACGCCCCAGTTTCATTACTGGGAGCTGGGCTAGACGCATACCTTTGGTATAGTCTAGATAGGGTAATGGAATACAATCCAAATGTCTCACCTGAATCCCCAGAGAACCTTGCTTTTTACAAGCATCGATCCGCGGGTCTTCAGATGCATGAGCATCTAGGAGTAAACCAAAACTTAATCCGTCAATGGTTTCAAGTAACAGGGCAACCAAAATTAGAGCGAATGATAAAAATGACTGGTAAGATGTTTATCTTACAGTACAATTTGTCTCAGCTTATAAATAAACCATGGAACGATCTACTAAAACGCAATTCTGTACACCCAGA